CACTATTGTTGGCAGGTATCAGCGTGAACCCTTTATCGGCATCGGCATTTAATAGCACATCAAAGAACTCTGCATCACCGTTAATGGGTGTGCATGTGCAAGTCATTTCATTTGTGTTGATGTCGCTCACCTTGCACGGTATGCCCTCGAATGTGAGGTCATTAACACCGCTTAATGCTTGTATTGCCTGCCTTATGTCTGTTACTAATACACTCATGCTATTCTACGTTCTAATTCGATTACTTGCTTGCCGCCATTGTCGGTTGACACCGTTGTCGATACCGATTTCACAAGGTACTTGCCCTTGCGCTCGGGGTACTTCCAACTATCAACCACGATGTAATCACCTGGTACTATTTTAGGTTCTAAAAAAGTTTCAAACGAACCATAATACCCCGTGTAATTTGCTTGCTCTAAAAATGAATTGCATTTGACATCCAACTGCGCTTTGGTTCCGCCTATTTGAAACACCGTGCGAACATCCCCCGTTTCATCCCCGTAAGTGTATTCGGTCCGCTTTGTTCCCTCGATGATAACACCAACAACTTTGACTTTAACATCATCTTTTTTCAAGTATGTTAACTTCATGCCATCGGCAGTCATATCACGCTCAAATAGCATGTAATGTTCCGTTGCTAATTTCGGATAAAATGCCAATCCAACGTATAACTTGCCCTCGATAAAAAACGAATACAAGCCGTATTGGTCACGTAGCACTTGCAACACCTTGCCGATACTTGCACCATTTGTTCTAATCATACCTAACTCGGCATCGATGGCTTCAAACGGCACGGATTTTTCGGATAGCATTTTTTTTATGAACTCCTGCAAGTTAACAGATTTGTAACTCATGTTCGGTGCGATTGCTTGCTTAATTAAAAACATTTCATCCTCACACAATAATTCAATCGGCACGTTGTTGTTTATCTTGGCAATGTAACCCGTGAATATAACCGTTTGGTTTGGGTGGTATGCTGCGGTAATTATTATCCTATCCCCTCTACGCATAATTGGGTTCTCGCCCTCATACACGTTGCGGTCATTGTACTTGATATTGCGCGGTAGTATTACCGATGCCGTTTGCGTTTGCTTATCGTACGATTGTGCCAACGTAATAGTGTTGACCTTATCCCAATAGTAAGTGTCGCTTCTACCGTTGCCTTGTTGTTGTATTTCGACCCTGCAAACTAACCTAAACATTTTTACGTTCTATTGTATAGTCAGTATCACTAACCGCTTGCCATTGGAAGTATTGCACGTTACGCATGCCTTGCTGTTGCGATAGTTGGCAACTTTCAACAACTATTTGCGTGATGCCTAAAATGTCGTTCAAAAACGTGCTTGTAACCTTTAACGGCACGGGTGCGCTTGCGTAGCTTTTAATCAACCTTGCATCAACATCGGGGTATTCATCGGGGTTCTTTGTGGCAACATAGCCGCGTATGGTCAATTGAATGTCACCCATACCTATGTACTCCTTAACCGTTCCGACTTTGTCAATCATAGCGGTTTTAATGATGTTTTTTTCAATTGTGGCATCAATGATAACCCCGTTCAAAAATAGTCCTTTAATTGCTTGCTGATTAGCGTTTGCATCCAACGGGTCGCTCACTTGCTTTGTGTTGGTTGCAAGTACGTTAGGTGTTTGCACGTATTCATTTGTAAAATCATTAAACTCATACGTGTTATATGTCGGCTGCTCAATTAACAACGTGTCATAAACAGGTGTGCCAAACAATGAAGTCGCATCGGGTTTATCCGTTGTGATGTCAAAGGTGTTGGCTAATATTGCACGTTGCACTATTGGCAGTCCAAACCCTTTTGATAGCGTTCTTGCGTTGGTCTTCGCAAGCGGTTGTGGTATGTAAAATTTTAAACTCATTATTTAAAATCTTTTGCAACTTTGGTTAATACTTTTATCATTTCTGCCTCTATAAAAGATTTGTCTAATATTGTTGCCTTTTTTATATCAGTTTTTTTAACCAATAATTTGTCAATATTTATTTCTATTGTTTTCATCATTTTGTTGCCATTAAAGAAAAATCATTAACTGCCTCGATAAGTGCCTGCGCTACGATTTCTTTAATCTCGCCTGCACCCTCTTTTATTTGTGTTGTTTCAACCTTAATCATTTCAACTAACTTGTCGATGCTGATGTTGAAATTTTGCACCCCTCTGCTTTCTAATATGTTCAATCCTGTACCGCCCTTGGCTTTATTTGTGGATGTTGGCGCTGGTGCGCTTGCACCCCCAGATTTCATCGGATTAATTGCTTTTGATGGTGCACCAACACCGCTTTCGGCTGATTTGTTTAATTTGTCGTAAGCGTATTTTGCAGCCATAATACCTGTTGCTAATGCTGCCGCACCTGCTGCCGCTACCGCAAACAAACCAACACCGCTTAAACCTGCAAAAAATGCCGTAGCCGTATTTAATAACCATTGCGCTACCGTTACCCCATCAAGTGCCGCAGCTAATGACCAAATGCCCCAAATGAATTTAGCACCTGTCCAAATTGCCGCAGCTTTCATGTATGTGTTGTATAAAAAAACTGCCAAACCCGCAATTACATCAATATTCTCTCTTACAAAATTTGTAAACGACCGTATAACTTCAACAACACCAACAATAACAGGCATTAACAATTCGCCAAGCGTTAACTTTAACTCTAAAAATGCGTTATTCATTCGGTTAAGGTTGGCACTTAAACTTTGACTTGCAGCATCCATACCACCTGCAAATTCCGTTTTTAATTGTGCTGCAAATTTAGGCAAAAAATCTTCGGCCATTAATTTGCCATCGGCCATAAATTTGTCTAATTCTTTTGTGGTCATATTCATTGACCTTGCAGCAATTTGAAAAGCACCGGGTATTCTTTCACCTAACTGACCACGTAATTCTTCCGCTTGTACTTTGCCTTTAGATAGCATCTGTTCTAATGCCCTAAATGCGCCCTCCGATTGCTCTGCTGATAAGTGCATTACGGTTGATGCCATACCTACACCCTCAAATATATCACGCAATTTTTGACCCTCTATTGATGTGCCACGAGCCGCACCGCTAAACTTCGAAAACGCAGTTGCTGCCACGTTAAAATCCAATCCCATCTTTTGCGATGTTTCACGCAAATAATTAAAATCCCGTGCGCCTTGTTCTGCCGAGCCACTCGCAAAATTCAACTGATTTTGCAACCCCTCCATTGATGCGGTTGTGTTTACGATTTCTCTAATACCTAAACCAAGTCCAATTCCTGCAAGTGCTTTTTGTAGCTTGTTTGCAGAATTTTGAGCCGTGTTCATGCTCGTATTTAACTTTTCAGTTTCACCCGTAGCGTTACGGATGCCACTCGACATTAAATCTTTTAGCCGTAGTATATATTCAACCGATGTGTTGCTCATTTCTTAACCTGTATTGTTCCGTTAAACTTTAAAACCCACAATATTTCTTCAATCGAACGCGCCCATTCATCATCTGTTAGCGTGTTTGGGTCTACGTGGTAATAAAAACGGATGAGTGCATTTTTACCCGCAAACTCATCCGTTTCTAATAGCTGCTTTGCCGAGTCTAATTTTTTTTTAACTCACCTGCTTCAGTTGACAACATTGGTAGGATGGTCATTGCCGCGCTGCGTAGTGCTTTGAAATCATTGATGATGGCCTCAACATCGCCCTCTACACATAACGTGCGCAGGAACGACTCAACACCCATCAATTCATCTTTAGCAATTAACGCTGATACGGTCTTGTATGCCAGTCTATCCATTTCGCGCAAGTGCACCGTTAATGGTGCGCCTTGGCGGTTAGAAACGGTTAGCGTGTAAATTTCAACACCGGGAAACTTTGCCTTTAATTGTTCGATATTCATTGTGATTGATTTTAGTTTAGCGCAAATTTACTAAACAAATTCAATATGTGAAACAATTAATTCCAAATCCATCGGAATAGAAGTGTCACCCGTTGCAGAGGTAATCATGTTTGTTTTAAACCTGCAATTGCGGATTTTATGCACAACGGGGATAAGGTTCACATCGGTAAACGTTACAATGATGTCGAACTCTGGAATGTCTTGCAATCGGCCATTTGGCGCGACTGATACAATATTCATCACCTCATTCATTAAGATAGTAATGTTTGCCGATGGCTCGATTTGACCGAACCCGCGCGCAACAGGGTAGCGCCCCGTTGCATACACGTTCTCGATGTTGTCTGTTTCGCCATACTCAATAGCGGTTACTCCTATGATTGGTGTGCCGAGAATAACGCAAGTAATATCTGCGAACTCGTACGCTTTGCCGTTGATTAACGGTAGTCCATTTTGTGCCATGTTTTTATACTGATTTTACAAATCCAACATTAATTTTGATAATACGTGCAACACCGAGCGGTACATTTTGCAATGTCAATTCAAGTGTTGATGTAGCCAAAACATCTTGGGCGGGGTTAATAATAATTTTGTGTGCTGATAACTCGCCATCGGCCTCCATTTGCACTAATGGATTGTTTGCCAATGTTTCAAAGTAACCGATTGTCGCAGCGGTTAACGTACCATCTGCATTCACTCTCAATGGTGAACTTAAAGCAGGCAACATGTTAGCTCTAACAACGCGTGTAATCTTTTGGTACGTGCGGTTGTTTTCGATTGTCGAGTAGTCGCTTGTTGGTGTTACGGTTGTTTTTGAGTCACTCCAATATGACCCCGCAATGCCTGTTAACTTGCGTAGGAATACATAAGCGTAGTTGTTTAAACTCTCAAACTGACTATCAGCAAGTGCCGAATATAACTGACCGTTGCTGAATGCGATAGTGTCGAGTTCCGTTCCAAGTGCCATGTTGAATTTAGACACCCATGCGATTGACTCGCTTACAAGTGCTAATGAAACTGCGCCAAGCATAGCACCGCATGAACCAACTGACTTGCCTGTTGCCTTGTAAATCTTATATCCTGCTGCAACTCCATCTTGTGCGATAACTACCGATACATTCGGTGCGGTTTGAGTTGATAGGTCAACTAAACTTGCCACACTTCCTGTTGCGCTTATTTCAGCGTTGAGGATGATTTGCAACGGTTTGTAAACGACTTCGTTTGCGTTTGCGATTGCTTGCAATGCTGCACATTGAGCGGCTGCAAATACAACGTTCTTTTCAAATACGCTTATTTGCTTAATTTCGCCCATTGCGAAGTTTTGCATGGTTGTAATTGCGCTGAATGTGTATGGTCCGCTTTCTTCTTCGTACAAACCTACATACAACTGCCCTTTCGGTTGTATTCTAAAATACTCAACAATGTGGTAGTATAGCGTATCAATCCAACTTGCAACACCAAGCACGGTTGAACCTGCTCCTGTTGGTTGTGTCCATGTGCCTGTTGAACCTCCTGTTATTGTTGATGCGTATGGTGTGCCACTATTCGGGAAAATACCTTCGCCCGCTTTGGTTGTAACCAACAATGATGCGGTGCTGTTTGTTGCACTAAATCCATGCGTTTGTGTGCCTGCGTTAATAGCTGCGGCAAGTGCTGCGGCTGCGGTTGTTGTTGAAACGGCATCGGCACTTGTTAAGGTGTATGTACTTAACACCGTTACTGCACCCATGATGCCTGTGTAAGTGATTGCAACCGTGTCACCTGCTGCGGGAGTACCACCCACAACCATCTTTGCAACGGCTTTGGTTTCGCCTAATGAATTGCCATTGATGCCAAGTGCTTCGGCATCAGCTACGGAAAATATTTTTTTGATGCGGTCATTTGCGGTGAACCCTGTCGGCAATGTTGCGCCCGTTGCGTAGTAATGCAAGTGTGCGCTTATGTAGTCCGTGCCGGGCAAAGCACGACCTAAACCGCTTGTGCTTTTTACGAAATTTATATTTGGTAGTGCCATTTCTGTTTTGTGTATTAAAAAAGGCCTACCTACAATTACAGCGGGTAGGCCTTTTTAGTTAAACGTTATTTATTATTAAGATACCCAAGTTTGAACCAAAGCAGCAACACCTTTCATGTCGGTACGCAAAATTGCAGAACCTAACATTACTTCCATGTTGAAGATTGAACCTAAATACTCGGGTTTGCCGTTCCCGTTTGAACCGCTATCGTACAATGGAGTCATGCTACCTAATGCACGAGATACTGATGATGAATGGAATGCGATGCAAGCAAGGTTATCACTTGTTGCAGTTGCAGCACCAAACGCTTTTGGAACGGTTGTGCTATTAGCATATACTGACACAACAGGTCTCATCATGATATCGAACCCGTATAGTTGCGCAACGGTTCCTGTTTGTAACACGTTTCCTTGGTTTTGGAAACCGTTGTAAGAAGCACGGATAACATCGCTGATTTGGAATAACTCCCAAAACATGTCAGTTGACATTAATAGCTTTCTGTTGCCACGTGGTACATTGTCCTTATCCATTTTAGCAGCAAGTGCAGCAATGTCAGCAAGGGCAACTTGTTTACGTGTTCCTGTTGCGCCCGGTGCAAGTGCAGTAGCAGCAGTA